GCTATTGTTTAAAAAAGCCGTCCATAGATTAGACGTGATAGTCGCCAAAGCACTGATAGTTCCTTGGAAACCTGTGCCTGATCCAATACCACCACCAGATAGGGTGAATGTGTCTTGGTACAAGTAATTTGATCCACCAAGGGTAACAGTTACCGAAGTGATGGCACCGCCCGTGACAACAACGGTTGCTTGTGCGCCTGAACCAATTTTTCCACCAACGATAGATACACCCGTGAAAGTTCCAGATGTGTAACCTGTACCTTGCGTATTGATAGTGACTTGACCAACAGGGCCATAGCCTTGAAGACTAGATGAGACAACCGTGGTGTTGGAGGGTATGCCAGTGCCTGAGACTGAAACCCCTGCGCCAATCGCCACAATCGTGCTTGCAAACGTCACAAGCTTGGATCCTGATGTTAGGGTGCCTGTTGCGGTAAAAACGCCTACAGGGGCTAATGACGTGCCTGTGAACTGACCATACAAGGGTCGAGTGTTTGTGGTGTTTGTGATGTACTGGAGATTCTGACCAGGGTGCGCAATCAATTGTAGATTCCCACCTCCTGTTGAGTCGTACCCTATGTCAAACTGCCAAAGATTGTAATCATTCGGAGTAAAGGATGTACTCATCGAAAAAGATGTTGGGCCTGTTCCTATGGCTGTGACGTTGTTGGTCACCCATTGCTGAACACCTGCACTATAGCCTGAAATAATGTAGTTCAATCCATTCGTGGCACTCATGATAAGACCACGAGAGATACCAAACGAATTAAGAAAAGCGCCTGTATAGCCTCCTATTTTTCTAGGAAGACCACGTTGGAAACGAACCCATTGACCATCAACATATGAAAGCGATGCGAACATCGTACCATCCCTTTGGATACCAGGGGGTACCTGAAGGGCTATTACCTTAGCTGTCAAAATGTACCTCCACTGATACCATTGACAACATATAAACCATTCGGGCCAAGGGTCGCAGCTTGTGCGCCATTCGAGGTAAATCCAATCGTATTTGAACTGGGCAAATAAAGTCCAGTCGTAAGATTACCAGAGAAGTTCAAAGACGGATTGGTGGCTGACGCTGTTTGCAAAGTAATGTTATTACTACTGTTTGTCACAGTTGAAATACCAACTACATTTGTACCATCACAAATCATGCCAACTGTAGTGCCTGATGGTATGGTAAGTGTTGATCCGCCAGAAACTGAGGTTTTGAACGTCAGAGTATAGGATCCACTTGTACTATTCGTGATCACATAAAACTGGACTGTCGGTGGGACGATCACATTGGTGTTTTGACTTAATGTGCCAGTGTAATTTTGTAGGGTGTACGATGCTTGTGTGCTTGTTAAGGTAATGGTTGCTGACGCGCCAGTTACTGATATTTGTTCTTGAGTAAAGAAAAATACTGAACTTTGTCCATAACCCCACGAGGTAAATCCAGTCGATCCATTGGACGCCAAGTAAAACGATTCTCCGATCTGCAATTGGAAAGAACCACTTGTACCGTCAATCACATCTGAACCTTGTGCAGCGACCGTTAAAACACCTGTACCATTATTTTTAATGATTGTGAACCAACTAGATCCTACTCCAGTAGATGTTGGAAGCGTCAAAGTGCCCACGCCACCTGACCAAGTTGTCAATTGTGATTGGACTGAATTTGGAAGTGTTTGTGTGCTGTAGTAGTTGACAGGTAAAGTTGTAGTGTTAAGAGTTGTACCTGTGGCGGTTAGACCATACCCTGCCAAGCTTGTTGCATTCGCTACAGACGTGCTCGCCCCGAACTGCAAGACCGACCATGTACCATTTGTAGTGGTGTTATTGGTCAAGTAAATGTAGTACGAGATTCCTGAATTGATGGTGATCAGGCTAGTCGTTGTGTCATTTTCATAGACCGTAAAAGGATTGGTTGCTATGTTTTTAATTAAAAATGACTGCCCTGTAGAGACTTGAGTCGCAGTGGGCAAAATCAACTTTAGGCCAGTCGTTGTGGCTGTCACCTCGATGATGTTGGCAACAACTCCACTTGTGTTGCCATTGACTGGCCACTGAAGCGTGGTGTTAGCACTGATTGTGAGGCTCTCATAACCAACCTGAGATGGGCTGATCGTGGAACCTGTGTAGGGGTTTGTGTAAATTACAGACATGATTAACTATCCACTGCAACAGATTGACGATCTCCAACTCTAGATACATCTTCAGCTTTCAGGGCTTGAATAGCTTCCTGATATTTCTGTTCGAAGATCTGACGTTGGTCATTTTTAAGGAAAGGCATGGCTTGCAACAACGTGCCAAAAAGCATGGCATTGGGTGCATTCTGTGTCAGCCAATTGGTCTGATTGGTAGAACTCAAAGGCTGAATGCGCTCATAGTAGAGCACTTCAAAGTTATACGATTGATCTGGAGTTGGGGCAACATACCAGAAGTCCCAACTTGTGTCCGAGTAAAACAAAGGAGGCGATGTCTGTGTGTTGACTGGCCAATAATTGGTCAAATACTCGTACTTACGAAGCAAGATAGGGTTACGGTTACCACTGCTGTCCGTGTAGTTCATAGAGACGGTTTTACGCCATCTGGAGGGCTTTTGGATGACTGGGTTGCCTGCGGTCATCGTTGCCTCAACAATCTGCAATTGACCCAAAGTCTTGATCTGCTGAGCTATCTCAAACTCAGCCAAAGTGATAAAGGTGGGAATCGCGTTGATTGTTGCGGTATCTGACCTCTCCAAATACTGTGGAACGATGGCAATCAAGTTATCATAGGTCAGAACCCATGAATTAGGATTTGATGGCGTAAGTACAGTAGTGGTCATAATATCCCCATTTTCAGTCTATTTTCCCACTAGGCAGTCAAAACAGCAAGTGCATTTTGGGTTTGGGCTATTCTATCTTGGAGTCCTATTAATCCACCATTTACACGCTTACAAAGTTGCTCTTGATTGTCTATTAAAGATCCGCAATGATGGGTCTGCCAGAACCACCCAGCGCTCATCGCAGCGAATGTTGGAGTTGCCACCAAGTCAGGATTCATCACAAAATCCTGACCCACCGCTTGGCCACAGTGCCAGTAGTTGTCATGCCCGGTGAGTTGAACCAACCCTCTTCCCCTAAAGCGGAACCCATCCCCAGAGGCTTCGTCACGGTTGCCCATGCGATTGGCGTAAATCCTATTGGCAATGCGCTGTGGATTATGGGCGTAAGATTGAATTTCTTCGGGTTTGAACTTGTGACCGAACAAAGCTTGAAGGGTCTCTGCTCGATAGTTAAGATTTTCTTCCAAGACTCGGAAATGGTTGCTTTCATGACTGCATTGCCCTATGAAAGATGCTTGTTCCTTTGGACTGACCATGCCAAACTTGACAAACGTATCCATCAAGGGTTGAGCCCATTCAGCCCCAATACCTAGTTTGTGGAGTTGTTGTGCATTAATCATTTCACCCCCTCATTGACTGTCTGTCTCACTTTGTTGTAGGTGTCGATGCAGGCGTTGAGTTGGGTGATGGCGATGTCCCCGTCTGCTGCGATGGCTGCAATATCTTTAATAGCCTGTCGCTCAGATTGGCCGTCATTGGCTGTATCTCCTCTGGCAGTGGAGGCATCTGTGGCGGTTTGAACGGCACAACTGGAGGGGAGGCGCAACTCGCCAGAGTCAATCCTAGCATTAATACTAGTCTGCTTGGTTTGAATATCATTTTTTGCCTTTTTAAGTGCCAAATTAGACTGAGTTAACTTTTGGTTTAGCTCTGCTTCTTTTGCCCTAGCTTCGCCATTAAGTCTGTCAATTTCTGCTTGATCTTCTGCAACCCGTCTTTCATAGCCGTGATGATCTGCGACATAGTAACCTCCTAAAAGAATTAAGATCAGACTGACAATCTGTACTGGGAACTTATATGTACCCAACGGAAACACATAGGACACAACGTGTACCAAAATAGCCAAAATTAGTACACAATAGGCAATATAGAGAAAAATATTAGCAAAAAACTCAAGCATTTTTCGCCTCATGCCTAGCTTGTGCCATTCTCTCTCTCTCCTCATCCGACTCCAATACTGGTGGCC